TCAGTGTTCTCAGTTTCTTCGGTCATAATACACCCCTAAACATGTTTGACATCATCTGGCTCTAGGATCGTAGCGATAACTTCGTCATCATTGATGATGCGAACTTCCCCGCCGTCGATCTTAAACCTGGATCCCGAATAACGGCCAATGCATACCCACTGACCCTCCTTGCACCAAGGCTCGCTGTCAGAACCAAACTTGCCAGGGTCTTTGTACGCCAAGGGACCGAGCTTCATCACATACGCTACAACTGTAGCGACAGACTCACGCTCCCGAATCTCGTCAGGAATGTACAAACCGCTCGCTGTCTTAGCTTTACCTTGATACGGCATAACTAAAATCCGCCAACCTGTCGGCTGCGGAAGACGTTCTAGTAACGGTTTGTCTAAAAGGGAGGGGTCTAACACCCGCTCATTAGCGTCAACATATGCGCTCTTCAAAGTCTCGGGGTCAGCTTTCGCCTCTGCCTTTTCTTTGTTCATTTTCTGCGCAACGTGATCAGGAAGATATAAGGTCTTCGACATCGTCTACGTTTCTCTCCAGCAGGGACTTAATTTCTTCACGCGCAAGAGAGAGTCCCCGTATCTCCCCTACAGACATTTTGTACTGCTCCCAGTCTTTAACAGCACCGCTTGCAAGAGCAGCAGAGATATCTTTCTCCCGCTCTTCAAGTTTCTTATAGATGTACTTTGCCCAATCGACAACATCCATTATAGGTTGTCCTTGTATTCCTCTTGTAGGTCAGATGTAATCGGTCCACCTTCTACCCACTCATTACATGTGTTCTCACTACTACACACAAATTTGAGGAGTTGGCAATAGCCTGTGCTTCCTGACTCGTCTTCGATACATTCTTGCATAGACTCAGACTGGTTATACATGCCGCAAGATCCACAGCTTTCGTCGTTGCGAAATGCCACCGAAGTGTTGGGCTCTCTATACCCATGCTCATACTCCGCCATGTCCATGTTCTCCATGTTCACGTCCGGATCCTGAGTGGGAAGAGGGCAAGTCGTACCTTCTTCAGTTTCCTCCATTGTATCGACAGGCATACCGTCCGGAAGAATGCTGATCATAATTGTAGGCATATTGATTACTCCATGATCTCAAAGTGAGGCGCATCGATAAATGGACGACGGCCCTGTGAACGCCGTAAGTCTACATACTCGTTCATAGCTTCTTCTGCAGTGCCTTCATAGGCTCCAAAGTCATCGATGTGCCAAGCCGCCCCCCAGCGGATTTTGACCCCGCAATCCTCGGCAGCGTCTTTCATGGCATCAGCAATCTCATCGTAAAGATTCAACTCCCATCGACCCCCGTCGATATACGCCATTAAATCAACAGCATAACCTCCAAGATGTTTACTCTTCATAGTCTGCGAAGCACCTTTTGCGACCAACGCTTCCTGCTCTTTGCGGGTTCTTAGTCCGCAAATCACACTAAAGTCCTGTTCGGAACGCCCAATGGCTGCGCGTACAACGGCCTGCAAAGAGGGATCAACGCCTTCAAGGCGTTCGTTGCTGCGGTTTCCTAGTTTGTATGTCATTTTGTTAATCCTTGTTTTTTCTCGTAGCTACGAAGTCCACCTAATCCAAGCATACCCATCATAACCGTCATCAAGCTACCCATGTCAAACGTGGGTAGTTCTGGTATTTGAACGCCAGCGACAGAAACCCCGAAAACAATGAGTGGCTGCAAAACAAAGTGATAGGCAAATGCCGCACCGCAGACCCACCCAATAAACGGACGCCATCCGCCCTTAAAAACCGAACCGCTGGCGGCTTCAGCCTTGTTGACTTCAACTTGCGCCAGCATTGCCTCTTGCGCATGTTTGTCCGCCATCGTGCTGAGATCGTGCGCCAACTGCGCAGCTTGGTCTTTGTCTTGAATAAATTTGCCTGCCAGTTCCGTTGCTGGACCTATAAGTGTGCTTAGTATGCCCATTACTTTCTCCCCATCCAAGCGGTTGCGCCCATGAACGCACCGACTATGCCTGCACCTGAAATGTAGAACAAGTTAGAAATATCGCTCAATGCAGTGACCCGATCAAGAGGTATGAAAAACATTGTAGCCGTGAACACCCCCATACCTATCAGAGTCCACCGAGCCATGCGAAGCTGGGCCAGGTGTTTGCGCAGCGCGTCTTCTGTCTCTCGGATTTCTTTAGCCTTTGCCATCTCAGAGTCCGACACAACTCCATCGCCATCCATATCGTAGGCATCATACTTGCTTTGGTCTTCAAGTTTTTTAGCTGACATATTACACCTCTATGTTCAACTTCGTTCCTTGCGGCCTATCCGCTGTAGTCTTGCGACCAAACCTATCATAACTTTCCTGTAAATCAAATCTCTGCTTTGCAAGCGCCTCTAAGTGGTTGTGGTTGGCCCTATGAGCCTTTTCTACCCTCTGCTCCACCAAGTGCGTTTCTATGCGCTCACGCGCCCTCGTTTGAGCGTGTATGTCGCTGCCCACGTTAAACGGCATGTTGCTACTTATTCCTTGTGTCCCATCCGCCACAGCCGCCCCTTTTCATAACCCACTCGGCTATTCTGCGATGGTGAGTTATTATCACAACTTTTCCGTATTTGTCATATACAACGTAATCACCTCTCTTATTCCGGTACAACCTCAAAGCAATACACCACCGTAGTACTGTTAGTTATCAACACTTTAGCCCGTTCAAGCTCTTCTTTGCACTCGACCTCAGTTGTCAACTGTTCAAGCTGATAATACTCCAGTTTGTTATTTGTAAACATGAACCAAACTAAGAACCACATCACCACTTGCCCTGACTTCTACCCATGAAATACAGTACAATAGCCAGACCAGCGATGCCTGAAAGCACCAGCAAGATACCTACGGTCCACTCTATTAAAGCGCGTTTAAATTCCTCTTTCTTGTAAATCTCTTCTTTCCGTTGTTTTCGCATCTGGGCCTCGATCTGTAAAACTTCCTCCCAAGCGGAGGGTCCGTACTGAAAACTGATGAAGCTCTTGATTTCATTGCGCATTTCTGACATCTTTTTCTTTTGCGCAAAGATTTCCACAGCATTTTGCGTGTCAGAGCCTTTGAACTGATACCACGGCGGATTCTTGACTTGCTCTTCAGCGTAGGCAAAATCACTGCAAGCCTTGCCCCATTGACCAAGCTGACCAGAAATATCTTGGAGTTCACGGCCTACGGCAATGCCCTGACGAATCGCGTTGTATGCGGACGTAGCTAATCCAACCGCTGTAATAGGATCAATCATGTTTCCGTATACCTTGCTGGGCAGTAGGCGTCGGGGTGGACAACGTACCTTTTATCGTACCATTGACCGTTCTTTCCGCCCGATGCGCCACAGTCGTAGTAGCAGGCTTTATAAAACCAGCTGCCGTAGTTGTGTATGAAAGTGTGTCCGTACCCCACGAAGACCAACGCGCACAGCACTAGAACTCTCCGACAAACCTCTGAGGTCGGGCTATCGGGCTGAACCGCTTGTTAACCATACCACCAGAAGCATACTTGCTTTTACCCGCCTTGCTTAAAGCAATGGCAACCGCCTGCTTCTGCGGTTTTCCAGCAGCCATTTCAGTCTTGATGTTCTGGCTGATTACGTCCTTTGATCGACCCTGTTTAAGAGGCATTGTTTCAACCTCCTCGTCGCATCTTGTCACGTTGAACTTGGATACGCTCTCGATTCACGTCGTTACGGTTGTCCGCGATCTCTTCCTGACTTTCGATCCTAGCCGCTGCAGACGCCGCTTGCTGCTGCATTTTCTGCAACTCAATCAACATGTCGCCCTGATCTTCTTCAGTCTTACGCTGCAGATCTTTCTCTTTCAGAGCTAGCTCCTGCATCCGTATCTGAACCAAAGGATCGCTCATTGGATCGTTGCCTGCTGGAAGCAGCCCTGGCAGGATCTCTGCCATGATCTTCTCCATCTGTAGCGAAATCAACTTCTCCATCTGCCCCGGATCCTGCATGTCCTGCTGAACCTGCGCGATCTGCTGCTGCGCCGCTACCGGATCGATAGCTCCGCTTTGAGCCGCCAACTGTGCCTGTCCAATAATCCCTTCGATCTCCGCCATCACCATTAGGCGAGACTTCTGAGAAACGTGTTCCATAACGTGGGAGTAGAACGTGCCCATGACTTGAGGCGATGTAGACACCAAGGGAGTCTTCATAAACGCCATGTGCATCCGAATGTGCGCGTCATGGTCTTGCTCTGGGAATGTATTCAAAATCTCACCCATCAAAGCACGAGCATTCTCGATGGCAGGATCTAAAGGCTGCGGTTGCGGAGGAGGAGGGAGCACTTCATCGATGTTCTGAACCTCAAGGGCCTGATACATCCGACGATACGCCGCATACAGATTATGCACTTGTGGGTTTGACTGCGCAAGCTGTAGTTGGGTTTGAGCCAGTGTGACCCTCTGTGCCATCGAGAATATGTTCGGGTCGCTTACAGGAATAACGTCCACGCGCCCGTCGAAGTCTTCGGCCATAACCATCCGGTCACCGCCAACAACGTCATAAGGATACCCATCCGCAGGCATGTTGTCCCTGAAAATCCTAGCTAGAACACGGAACTCTTGACGCTGCGCATAATGTAGGCGCTTGTGGATAGCCGACATAACTTTCATGCCGCGTTCCAACATAGCCACTGTAGTCCCCACAGGAGCCGCTGTGTTGCCATCTCCAGTCTGCTGGTCTGCCAGTGACACAAAACGTCTTCCGCCCTCTATGAGGGCTCCTAGAAGCTGTGCGAGGGTAGCTGACGGCTCTTTGTACGGAAGCGGGATGATTGCGTCCCTGATGTTGCCGCCAGGAGCGTCAATGTCCCGCCATTCTCCAGGTTGTAAGGGCTCGTCATCGTTACGAACCCTTACTCCCCGAGCCTTGAACCCAGCTGGGAGGTTTGCCAGGGTCCCGGCGTCGATCAACTGGCGAAGAATACTCGTAGCAGCGCGGCCCAACCCACCAATCATGTGGATCAAACCAAAGCCATAGAACCCTAGACCAGGCATAAACTTGTAGTGAACGAAGTACTGCATCTTTTTAGAGATGCCCGTACCCTCTTCGAAGTTACGACGAATAGACAGGATGTTTCCCGAACCCTCGTCCAAAGTAACGATGTAAGGAATTGCAATGCCTGTCGGCTCCCCATCAGGAGCCATGTCCTCAAAACCCTCGATGTCCAAGTCAACGTGCATCTCAAGGATCGTGTACACTTCATCCGAGTAAGTGCGTGACGTGCCTTGAATGTCATCGATCTTCTCGCGGACCTCGTCCTCTTGGTTGTACTTGCTTAACTCTACGTCACGGTAAAACCCAGCCAACTGCATCTTGCGGATGTCGTTACCATCCATGCGCAAAACATGCGTAACACGCGAAGCGGTAGCCAGATCAGACGCAGCATACGGCACAACCAAATCTTGAGCCGGAACAAACTTAGAAACCGCCCGTTGTTTAGCTTCGTCGAAGTAAACTTTCTTAAACGTAGACCCCGAAAGCGGTAAATAAAACAGAAGTTGATCCATGTCCGGATCAAACTCCTCCATGACTTCCATAATCTGGTAGTTCATGAAGTCTTTTACACGAGACGCCTGCTCTTCACGAGCCACGTCCTGTAAACCCAAAACCTGAGTCTTGACTGGGCCACCCGCTGGTAGCAACTCTTTATACGCCTGCGCTTGGAACTGAGTAACACTCTCCGCGATCAACGGGTGAGTTACCCCCGATGCCCCTTGGAACGGCTGTGTACGCTCGTCGTACTTAACGCCAAGCTGGTCCAAACCCTGTGTGTACGTCTCTTCCCACTCTGAG